GCCCCGTGAGGCGAAGCAAGACTGTTTGTTCCTTACGCTGCAGTCGCAAATTCTACTGCCTTGTTGACAGCTTTTTCTTTACGAGTTTGGTTAGAACCGAACCAAGCAGAAGCTAAACGGGTATCCGCAGAACGTCCCATCTTGTGATCGGTCAAGTAGGTAACACTGTTAAGTGCTTGCCACCATGTACCTTCACCGAACTGAGCGCCGGGTTGTGTCTCAAGGAATGAGTACGCAGCCTGACCGTTAGTGGTGAGGTCTTTGAAGTCCTGAACGGTTACTTCTTTTTTACCTTGGTAGGTACGTGGGAAGACTTCGTTGTAGTAGTTGATCAAAGATTCAACGGTGAACTTCTTAGTTGAGAGGAATTCAGCCATCTCTTTGTACTTCGCAAACTTCTCGTGTGCGATGCCAAGGGCTTCTTTTACCTTCTCAGGGTTGAACTCTGAACGGTGGTTCAACTTGCAAGAGTTTGCAACTTGTTGTCCCAACGATAGTGTCAGAGTATTGTTACACACAACACGAATCGGAGTGAATCGAACATCGATTGACTTACCATACATGTGTGGGTTTGAGAACAACAAGTATGAATCAACTTGGTCACCACCAAGGATGTCAAAAGACTCCTTGATCTTCGCAAGTGCCCAGACCATCTGTCCACCTTTTAAAGAACCAGCGGTGTGCATTTCCATGTCACCAGCAGCGCAATACTCTGAGAAGAACTCAAACGCATCTGCGTTCTGAACAGGGTTCCAGTTTGCACCAACTTGAGTCAGAACCTTGTTATCCGAGGATCGGACAAGGGCTTCTACACCTGTTGGAATTTCTTGATCACCTACTCGTGCGTAGGTAGGGATTTTCTCGACAGACCAGTCGAGTCCCGCTTTCTCCATCATTTGTTGTGGATGCAGATCATTTGAGACAGCAACACCCAGACCATGCCAAGGGACAGCTCCGGCGTATGCCATTGTTTCTACTTCATGACTCATAATATATTTCTCCGTAAGTTAAGGCGTTTGGGGAACCTCTCCCCAGACAACATACGTATTATCTCATAATAAGAACAAGTTTGTCAAGCGTTTTCTTCAATTAATTTAAAGTTTTTTTCTACGGACTAGTTCTTTCTTGATCTTTTGTCGTAGTTTAGGGGTGGTACTGGACTTATCCATGGCTTCAACCAACTCCGGAGTAGGAGTAGATTTCATGTACTTGTGCACTATAGAGACCTTTCCGGTCTCCCTATTGCGTATTACATGTGATTGTCCGAATTTTACTGGCATCTTATTATACGAATTTTGCGAGGGTTTCAACAACCTTTACTAGTTTTTGTTTCATCTGAGTAATCTCTGCTTCTTCCCAGATCAGTTCTGTGGTGCGAATATCACCAAGTAGTTCGATGTATTCTTCTTCTGTCAGTTCACCTTCACGTCTAGCATGGACTATATCGATGATGACCTCTCCCAGTCTACTGGCTTCCCAGTCTTCATCTTCGTTATCGATAATCTGTTGAAGAATCCTTTCTTCTTCTGTATATCTAGTCATTAGTCATATCTCCCCATAACCGTTAACGCAATTGCTTCTGATTGTTGCAACAATACACCTTGTTTTAAGGCACAGTATCTTTGCGATACAGTTTCCTTTTCATACATGGGGTCTAGGGTTAAAGACATCTTATCCAATAGGTATTCAATGTCACTAGTACCCTTAGTTTCCACATAAGTACTTAACCAACCATGCTTCTTATAGATGTCATCTATCATGTGTGTGATTAACACCGGATCAAGTTCACAATCTAACCAGATGATTGCCCATCTTAAATCGGTTACACCAGCTGCCTCATTGTCATCCCATTTGGATGGCAACAAACTACAACCAGTAATCATTATTCCCAACAGGGAAGCTGTAATTATACTATAAAATTTTCTCACTGTCAACCTCAATCTGATAATGGATTATCTAAAGCTTTCTGCAATTTCTCGTCTAGTTTTTCTTCTAGTTCTTCTATCTCTTTTCGCAGTTTAGCATATGCTTGATCATAATCATCGGATAACTTATCTCGACGATTCTCAAATCTTTCTTCTGCATTATCTATACTATTCCTAACGTCCACTTCTACGGCCCGTATTTTATCGTCTATACGATCCACGTTCTTTTCAAGAGAAAGTAAATCATCACGAAGACCCGACTTGATATCACGAGTATAGTCAATAGCTTCATCTAGTTTAGTTTCGATAATTGCATTACGGGACTCAATCTGATCCACATCAATGTTTTGAACAACCTCTCTCATGTCCATGTAGTCCTTATAGAACTCAAAACCAGCCCAAGATGCTCCGCCCAATGTAGACAGTGCGGTAAGTAAGATTGCCATCTTACCCCCAGTAAATTTCATTCCCGCAAATTCTACCTCTGCCATTCTTACTCCTCAAATTTTAGTTTACGTAGGTTGACGATCTCTTGTTGCAACCTCATAACTTCTAATCTTTTTTTCTCTAATTCTAATTTGTATAGTGCGTTGCAGTTTAACCTTTCTTTAGGTGCACCGATTGGCACTGTGATCCTTGCGTATACACCAACGTTACGCATAAAGTCATCATTGTAAGGTAATAGTACTCTATTTGGATCGACAAAACTGCCGTTCCCCGTCCTGTATTGATCCCACGGATCGTTTTGATCCATGATACCGACAACACCAAACTCTAAGTTCGTGGATGAACCGATAGCTGCTGAACACTCAACGTCACCCGCTCTCACTCTATCAGACTGAAAACTCTGTGGCGACTGTGGTATTGCCAAGTTCAAAGAACCAGACTGTGCGTTCACCGAGCTCGACCAGAAACTTATTACCAAAACAAATAATAATATTAATCTCATTTTATTTTCGAACATATCCTTGAAGCGATTAAGGCCTTTGTGCCAGAATCTTTCACTAATTTAGATTTTGAACAGATATATGTTACTTTTTCACTGTCCGACTTTCGGACGTAAATGTTAACTGACGCCCTACTCAAATACTTTACTCTTATAATTCTCTGTGCAACCGCAAAGGGGACTGGATTCCAATCACTGTCCCATACGTTTATCTGGTAGTATTCAACATCTGGTCTACCATTCCACAGTTCCATCTCAGTAACCAAAACCGATTCGACATATGATTGAGTTAGTTCTGGATAAGTGGGTGTCCACTCGTGGGCCTTCAGACCCACTGAGCAGAACACCAAACTTAGTATCATAACAAAGCGCATACTATTATATAGCGATACACTCAGCTGTTACCACTGAACGATATTGTCCAGCAGGAAAAGCCTTGTCGTAACCATAATTAGCAGTCGATGCGACCTTAAACCATGTGCTTCCAGCAATAGTCAAGTCGATCTCTGTTATGTTATTGTACTCAATTTTGTTGTTGTCATAAGCAGACATAGCAGCATCAGATACTTCTGATACAGTTACATCACCAACCCAAACCACCACATCATTAAGAGTAGGACTCTCTGTGAATTCATTCGGTCTTGAGATGACAGCCTTGTAGTAATCCGCTTGGATTACGTCATACCTAACGACAGGCGGTACACCACCGTTCGACAGATTAGTTGTCAACGTATTTGGCGTTGGGTTACCATAGACACCTTGAGTGTCTGTTGTTACTACACACTTAGAATCTACAGAGCCCATAATTGGGACTTCGGCAGCTACTGCGTTAGACAACGTAAAAATGCCTAGTAAGGCAAATATATTTTTAAACATTATAGTGCTCCTATGTAAAATGTTTTTTTATTTTTTATACTGTAAATTTACTAACTCTTTATGTAATAACTGTTGAGCGAGATTTTGTCTCCGTAACAATCGATTGTCTGGAAGACTTGCATCTTTCAAAACAACAGTTTCTTCATATTTCGAGTCCGGAAGAACTTCAAAGTAACTAACCGGAATATAATTCTGAGCCATCAATGACGTATGTTTACGTAATGATTCAGAGGCCAACAACGAGTTGTTAACCGTACCCAAAATCGCCTCCAGTCTCATATCTTCTATCTCTTCTTCCGACATCATTTTTTGACGATCTTTATCTTCTTCATCCTCATCACGTGGTTCCCAATCCTTTTCTAGTTCTCTCTGAACCCACTGATCGTTAAGTGGATCATAAAACCCTATCTCCGGAATTACCGGAACAGGTGGGATATAGTCGGGACAAGATGGGTCTGTAGTAACACCAAAACACGTATCGTAAGAATAATTGTACAATACGGTGGCGCCCTCTACCGAACCTTTCCCTTCTACTTCAATCGACCCATCTCCCCAAAACTCTAATGGTATTGTATTGACGGGTACGAGTTTATTGATTGAGTTGCCAGGCAACCCACTCCAGTCATCTGCGTTCCTAAAGATATAACCACCATTGATGGCATCTTCGTTTTGAACATAAACAACCATATCATCTTCTGCATTCTTTACCGTAGTATAACGGTATACGATTCCATTGACAGTCAATCCCGCATTCTGAGGCAGGATATTAGTCATAACCCAATTGAGGCCAAATGCGGCCGCATTGGGTGAAGTTTCGTTTACTTGTTCAGAGTAAGAGTAGGACGAGCAAACTAGCAATGCCAGCGCCGCCCAATAGTGTCTTGTTTTGGTCACTCATCGGCTCCTTTTTCTTATCTTCATCTTCAACGGGTAAATCATCAGTATTTACTGACCATGCAGCTTTAGCTTCCTCACCTATTAGTCCATCAAACGGACAAGGTGTACCAGCATTCATCATAGCGTCAAAAACCCGTGGGTCTTGACACATAAGAGATACTGCTGCAACTTTCATACCCATATCGAATAATGTCTTAGAATTTTTTAATCTTTCACAGTTATCGTCTGTTACTTGTGTGCCTGTTGAGATACCTAGTATCTGAGTTTGGATTGCACCCGCAACACCAAACGTACATAGGTCTGAGTTGGAGGTATTGATCGTAGGAGAGATCGCTGAGGCCGGAGGCGACTTCAACGTAGTAGTAGTATTACCATTAGTGGTAACGGTAGACTCAGTTATGATAGGTTCGATTGCAGGCGTTACGGGTTCATCCGTACCCCCGCCACCATCTTGAGCGTTAGCGTCTTCTGCCAGTAATCCGAAAGAGAACACACAAAGTGCAATCAAGGACAATTTTCTTATTGCGTTATACATATTATACCCATTGAAAATAATTCATATCAAGGGTATTTATACTTGAAGTTATCTCAAAGCGTCAATTAATTGACAGCTAAAATCAGATTCTTTCGGGAACTGAACAGTCCAAATCATCTAGTTCTTTAGTCATACGGTGATACTCTCCACAGACACCTTCGAACTCTTCCCACATTTCTTGGAATCTTAGATTAGTCAATTCTTTTGTTCCAAGCAAAAGGTTTCCTATCTTATCCGCATGTTCAGCTGCGATAGGAAGATTATCAAGGTATCGTAAGATGCTATCGATATCATCGACTACACTCCAAGTCCTCATAATTTTGTCTTCCAGTGCAATGATATTGCCGGTAATGGGATCAATAAATGGTTTGTTCATGACAATTCCTTAGTTGGTGATGCGGTAATGTTTTACCGCTTTTAGTAGTATTTCTGAAAAAGGTGGTGAAGTAGTTCCGCATAGTATCTGTGCGATTCTGTGCCGGGATGTCCATTCTCTGCAATGTCTTGAAACTTTTCTCTTGAAAGTGAGTATAGATCATCTCCGACACCCAAACCCAATCTGGAAGATTTCCTTAATCTACTGAACATATTAGATATCTTGGTAGTGTAATCTTGCCATTCGGGACGATTGGACTTGTATATCATTTTAATATTTTCAAGGTTTCTTTCATGGAAGCCACCCTGAACCAACTTAATACCTTTAGCGTCACATAGGTCTTGGAGGGCCAACATAAACGCCAATCCGTGAATAACATCGGTCTTGTATGTCTGACATAGATTATACCATTGATGCATGGCGCCCCATCGTTTAGACGCTAACCAGTGAATCCTATCAGCAGAGAACTGAGTCATACAGTCACTTCTCTGTACCTTCGATTCATATTCGGTATGATCAAGTTCGTGTGACCCTTCTGCCAATTCATTTCTTTGCCATGCTGACCAAAGGACAACAACGTGAGTAATATCATCATTAGCAGCAAGAGCCTCAATTGTGTCACGGAATATCTTCTCGTTTCCGTTACCACAGGCTGCAATGTTCAGAGGTTTAACGCCCAACTTTTTCGCAAGGTGATATGTGAAGGTTAATTTCTGGTGTGTAGGCGGATCGTTGTAACAGCCGGGAAGTTCATCTCCCCACACAAAACTACATCCACATGTTAATAATTTCATGGTGCTCCTGGCGTCATGTTGTTAAATGTCTCATAAAGCATCTGTGCATAATACGTATGTGTATTTCCACAAGGATGCCCCAGAGGATATAAGAAGCAATCCGGTTTTGATTCAGCAATACTTGACATGTCTCTGCCGTCACCAAAACCAAGTTTACATTCTGGTCTAAGATACTTTATATAGTGCTTTATTTCTTTTACTGCAAAGGGTAGAACATCTTCTTCTTTGAGAACACATTTGACATTATTCCACAGATCATAATGTATGACTCCTTGAATCAACTTAATACCTTTAGCATCACATATGTCTTGCATTATGGTCATGTAGTTTAGATGATGGAGAACTGGAGTTGCCATGGTGTAGGCATGTTTGAACCAATTTATACAGGCCTGTTCATGTTCTTTTTTCTTTTCGTCTGCCCAGTGATCGTTCCAACCTCTTAATCCAAAACGTAAACTTCCCTGATAATGATCTGGGATTAATTGATTCATATTGCATTCTTGGAAAATCCAAACCTGTTCGTCAGTAGGTCTGTGATCCATACTAACAATTTCGGTTCTACCCCAACTAGACCACATGATAACCATATAGTCAACTTGTTTAGAGGTTTTCTGTAAGAAGGTGGTGCCTCTTCTTAGAATTTTTTGATTGGACGCACCGTTAGCCCCTAAGTTTACATAGTCACGGTCTAAGTGTTCTGCTAGTTTATGAGAGAATGTGAGATGATGATGGATAGGCGGCATGGGCCTACCCTTCTCATTGAGTCTTCTAGAGCCAGGCAGTTCATCGCCTTGGGTGAAACTATCACCATTAGTCAGTAGTATTCCCATGTGTCCTATCGTGCTCGAATAACATCAAAAACCCGTAATGAATAATCTTCATTATATCTTTTCGATGATCTTCTGCTGTTCCCTTTTTTCCGTAACGTCCATTGTATTTATCAACATTGCCAGAAAAGAAACCCATACCATGACCACGATCAATGATCACTTCAGACGATTGTAGTCCGCCTTGACCATAGTGTGCACCATAGGTAGAATCGATGTAGTTCTGAAACTCTTCAATAAGTTCACCTTCACGAAATTTATATTCAATTTCTTCCATATCATAATCCAAGTTGTAGTCACTATCAGTGACCGTAAATATTTCTTCACCGGATGCTCGTTGGGATTCCATTGTTTGTTTTCGTTTGATTTCGCCTAGGTGCATCCGATTCATTTCATTCCACTGTTGTGGTGTGATATCATCGATGCTGCCGTTATTTGTTTTCGCCACTGTTCAAGTACCTCACTCTGTTGACTTCATATTCATCAAATCCATATTCAAACTGGTTCTTTAAAGCATGCCAGTCCCTATACCTGCTATTTTCCAAACAGAAGGCCATCTTATCAGAAACACCTATGTCTGTCAAGCCTAAGGTGTCTAGAAGTTTACTTTGTTGTGGTGTGGGTTCTTCAAACACTGCAAGATAGTTTAGAGCGTTCTTACGCAACAACCAGAAATTATTGTGGCCCAATATTTGTTCTACACGTTCTTGGAATGGATGTACCTCAACAAAACCCTTGAAGACGTACTCCGCATTATCCAACTTCTCCAACTTAAACGATAGGGGATAATACTTGGTATCATTATGAGAACGAACAAAGCACACATTCTTCTGTGGACTGTGTACTACCTCATAGTAGTTGTCCGCTATGAACCCTACACTGTCTTCAACATATGATCCTCTTATTGGTTTTACAAAAAGAGTCATACATTTGGATCGGGTCTCACCATACATAATTGCACAATTCAATTGTCTCTCATCACACAGGTCATGAAGTTCTGGTGTGATCACTCCCATAGGGGAAACGAACTCAATTCTCTTTGCTTGTTCAGGCGTAATATTTCTAGTACAAACTTCCAAGGTTTCTAAATTCTTAAAGAAGATAACCTTTCTATCATCCATCTCAAAGACGTTCTGTAAGGCCTTACCTAGACCACCCATTTGCCACATCTCTATCCTATCCCACCAGTTCACAAAGTAGTGTTTTGTTGAACCCATGAAAGAGGCACACGTATATGTGATGAAAGACATGCCATGCAACACATTAAAAGAATGGATACCAATAGTGTCCTTCATGTTAAACAATTTATAGTGACGATGAGCTAGACCCCAACACTCCTTGTGAGTATAATATTGGTACTCAAATCCGTCTTCGAACTGACCATCCGAATAGGTGACCCAAAAAGGATCGTCAGGTAAAACATCTGGATGATGAAACTCAATCGGTTTATTATAGTTTTCAATGTCTACAGTATCGACGTTTATCATTTCAACCTCGACAGTATCCTCGTAGTACTCTTCCTGAACTCCATCCAACATCTTAAGTGTCAAGGAATCCCAAAATCCAAATGATGCGGGCAAGTCTGTCGCAACCATAGGAACCTTTGCTTTCGGGTTCCAAGCCAAATTAGCAGAAAACACTTGTGCACCTAGTTCTGCACACGCCATAACAAGAGCGGTAGTCTTCACATTATTCTTCGAAACACCAAGACCGACCAATTGACCCTTGCGTAGTCCATACTCATTTGACAGGTATGCTTTCCATTTGTCAATAGTATTCCAGAAACGTTCCTTGTCATAAGGTGTTGAATCACCCAACATCTGATTCATGACGTTTCTGAGTTGAAGCTGTTCTCTGTTTTGAATTATGTATCGATCAATAATCATTTTCAATTTCCTCAATTAACATATCACGTAACTGTATTGCATTTTCATCACGGGAATCATTTTTACCATATCCGCAGAATTTATATGCGAGAGTAATACGTTCTCCACCAGCGTAGGCGGCATGCCAAAATATATTTTCAGGTTCTTCTTTTGGCCCAAAGTAATAGTGTCTGCACTGCCAACCTTTGACATCTGGAATAGTGACTACTTCGTCTTTCTCATTATCATAATAAGTAAAGTAACCATCACCATCTGACCAAGTAAAGAGAACTTGATAGGCAGAGGCATCCCAGTTAGTGTGCCATCCAACAAAACCGCCTGGCGGATAATACGACAAAAGGGCACTAGTGTGTGCCCCTATCTCAGCAGCGAATTCAAACTTGACCATGTTCATATATGAAGACCAAACATTCGGGTCTTCACGCACCATCTTTCCAATCGGTTGTGCGAAATGCCTGTCCGGTGGGCCTACCAGTCCACCCTTGAGAGATACGTCTCTAAGGTATTCTTCACTGGTGTAATACTCACCCTTCTCCATGTCCTCAGTAGAACTGTAAGCGTAGTACTTGGGGTTTCTGTAACCCTCTGTAGAGAACATCTCATCTTTGAACTTATCAAGAGTAACAAGAAACGTCTTGTTGCGAATCGTGACTTCGGACATTAGATAATAAGACCGGATACCGCTTGACGATATGAAGAAGCAAAGTCATCACTAGTTGCTACCACATACACATAATTTTTAAACTGAGCGCTGGTAGGATTTTCACGGCCGGTCATACAGACACCACGTGCAAATCCAATCTCGTTTTCGGCCGTTGCAACCAACATACGAGGATCGTTGATCAAAAGAACACCGTCTTTCTCACCATTATATTTACCAACATATTCACCACTCTGTGCTACCACAGATACAATATCATTTTTCTTCATTTCTTATTCCCTTTTTAAAAGACCACTGATCAGTGATATCATTTTTCTCCCAGATAATAGTATCACCGACCTTAAGGTCAAGTGCATCCATCATCTCATCAGAGAATTCTAAACACTGATAGCCGTCACTATCTTCAATTACGTTACACGTATAAATCATCCTGTAAACTTACCCGTTTCAATATCAACACCCGCATCATCTACAAGTCTTTGTTTAGGTTCAGGATCAAATGCCTTCATTACATTCGGGAAGTGCACACCCAATAAATCCCAACAATCTTTAGCAATCAACATATGTTCTTTCTGTGTACCATTAGCCATTCGCAATTGACAGTAGTGAATCCATGATCGAAGTGTACCAGACACATAAAGAGTTGTCTCTGTGTTACCTTCAGGTAGGACTGCACGTGCTTGTTCTTTTGCGATACCATTATCTAGTGCCCACTTATAGACTTGTTTTGACTTATTGATAACTTCAGACTGTTTCATATTCCAGTTTTCGTACAGGCGTTCTTCTTGAGTTTTATTACCACCCTTACCAAAGTCTTCGATATCTAGGTCAACAGAATTCTGTCGGTTCTTGGGGTCTTGCAGTCTTGCAGCCCTCTGAGTAAAGTCTTCACTGACCGCATACCTCTGAGAGAATTCTTGAAATGAAAACGAGCGGTGTCGAATAATTTGTCGAGAAATATCACGAGTCGTTGTAATTTCTATAGTTGCACTAACCATTTCAAAGGGTGACCAGTGTTGTTCACGGATCAAGTATTTCAACAGTTTTGGGGCCGTTTCTTTGTTCGCCTGATTGCCTGGGTTACTAACTCTAGCTGCATACGCAACAAGTTCTTCAGCAGTATGACAATCAGTGATTGCACTGGGTTGACTTAGAGAAATTAATTTAATCTTGCTCATTTTTTATTTCATTTTCCTTTTCTTCGTCGAACCAGCCCTTCTCCATGAAATATTCAAGGGCTTCTTCGACTCCTTCTATTTTGCCTTCTTCTTTTCCAAGATATCTTGCTATATACCATACAGGTACTATAACTAACAAAGAATAGAATAAGTGTTCCCACATTCCAATTGGTTCAGACATTAGATTTTAAATCCTCTGAATTTATTTTCCATGTTCAATCTCTCACCAGAGGCAGAGTTATCAAACGCTGGGCCATTGTCCTCTTCTTCCTGTTCAGAAGATTGATCACAATCGTATAACCGCATCTTACTACGATCCACACCAAGTACGAAACGTGCATTGTATGTAGGATCATTATATCGGTTCTTAAGTTGTTTAACCAACATCTTACCTTGTGCTTGTAATTCTTGATTTGATATCAAGGCAAACATAAAGTCAGCAGTTGCGGGAAGTCCGAATGATTCGGAAGTATCTTCCAGACCGACATCATCATTAGAGTAACCAGAACGTGTTGTCTGCGTGGCAGATACGATTGGTAGATCGAACTCCACAGCAAGTCCACGTAACTCTTCTGCAATACTCTTGATGTAAGTGTACGAGTTAATTGCACCACCCATAGACTTCATACGTGAAGAGGCACAGATGTTTAGATAGTCAATGTAGATGATATCAGGAACAAAGTTCTTTTTCAGTTTCAGTTCATTGAGAAGGGCACGGAAATGACTGGCGTTCGCTTGTCCTGTAGGATACTCCTTGACAATTAACTTGCCTTGAGTTTTACGGGATATCTCACCCACCCTATCACGGAACATATCCAGAGAGAGGTTCTCAAGTTGATCTATTGGAACATTCAATAGATTAGCATCGATACGTTCAGCAATGCGTTCCTCAGCCATTTCCATAGTGACATATAATACATTCTTACCTTGGGAAAGGTTAGCTCCAGCACAGTGGCACATAAAAAGGGATTTACCTACACCCGTACCCGCAAGGGCAATGTTCAGGGTCTTGTTAGGCATTCCACCCTTAGTGATGGAGTTGAAGTATTCTAGATCAAACGGTAGTCGTTCTTCCTTCTCATGATAGAAGTTGTAACGAGAGTCTACGTTCTCTAGATAGTCATGACCAATGTTGGTATCAAAGGTAACCGCCAATGCCTTGGTCAGAACATCGGGGATAGAACCCTTGGAGAGGGTCTTGTGTTTACCTTCAATAATGTTGATTGATTCCATGACAGCATTGAATACGGCCCGATCTTGGCACCATGATTCAGTACGGTCAACTAACCAATCTAAATTAGTGTTTTCTTCTTTCTGAAATAAGTTAGGTAGTATCTCCATTGCATGACGGTACTGTTCATCCGACATACGATCACCTTCATCAATCTCAATCTTGAAGGCTTCCATCGTAGGAAGTTTGTTGTACTTGGCAATGAACTTGGTAAACTCTTTGAATAGAGATCGATACACACCATCAAAATAATCTGGTTGTACGAATGCAGCTACTTTACGAGCATACTGATCATTTGTTACTAGGTTTTTGAGTACGGTTTGTTCTAAATTAATTTCCACTAGTTCTCTCTTTTGCGACAAGCCAACCTTCAGCATGAGCAGTCTCTAAAATATCTTCTAGAATATCTGCAGCATGTTCCTGAAGGTCAGTGTCTTCAGTTGTTATGTCAGGGTCAGGGGTATATACTATCACAAAATTGAACGTAAGGCAATCCCTTTTTCCATCAAACGCAACATTACCATAACGAATAACAGTTTCCACAAAATCTCCACGTAGGATGCGAACATCCCACGCTTGATCATTTGGAGAGTCTTCTACGGGGATAAGATCATAATCCAACCCCACACAAACTTTGTCTACATTAAGCTTCGGCATACTCAGCAATCTCATCCATGTCTACTTGAGTAGGAAGACCAATCTGGTATTGCTTTTTCAGGAACTCAGCGAAGTCGGTGAATTCAAAGATTGGTGTCCAGAATTCTTCTTTGAGAGTTTCTGCTAACCGTACTTTCGGTTCAGAGACCTCTCCGCTTTCCCTATCAACACGAGCATACCAACCATTGGAAGGTTTAATACAATAACCACCAGCAAGAGCAGCGTCCAACAAACCACTAAAACGCTCCACGCCACCATCCCAAGAAACAGAGATAGGGATTTTACTTTTCTCTTTAACATATCGAGACTTTTCAACATTAATGATGAAATCATATCCAGTAACCTCCGTACCAGTTTTATTCTGTCTGCGTCCAAGAATCCAGATGTTGTCTGCACTGTAGTAAATACCAGTACCACCACCTACGACATCTTTCGGAAACAAACCAATTTCTTTATATGTATGGTTTACGGCCAACAAAGGAATATTTTTCATTGCAAGGTATGGAGTTGTCATACGGAACAGACCTTTCAGTGCCTTCGCACGTGACATGTCTGCAACAGACTTCTCGTTGATTGCATCTTCAAGTTCTTTCTTAGATGCGAGGTTACCAATAGAATCAATAACCACAATAACATTGTCAGTTCTTTCCATAGATTCAAGTTGACTGATTAGGTCAAACTTAAGTTCTTCTACGTTTGTGATAGGAGTATGTAGAACCCGACTAGTGTCAATTCCAAACTGTGTGAAATAAGACTGGGGTGAACCAAACTCACTATCGTAAAATAGCATGACCGCATCTTTTTTCTCCCGTAGATAAGCACCCGCCATCAATAGGGCGAATGACGTTTTAAAGTGTTTACTAGGGCCTGCTAGTACAGTCAGGCCAGGCGTAACACCACCATCGATTGATCCCGACAATGCCACATTAACCATTGGCACATCGGTGGTCACCATATCTTTTTCAGTAAAGAATTTACTCTCCGACAGTACTTCCGTTGCCTTGATCTTTGAGTTCTTCCTCAGTTTGTCCATCACGCTCATTATCATCTCCAAATGTAATATTATTAACTTTCTCTCTTTCATCCAACTCGTAGTGTCTACGATATCCAGAATTGATATCTAGAACTTTCTCTAACAAGTCAAACGAAATAGTCTCACCAGCTTCATTCTTAAACTCAGAGAATTTAAGAAAAGCCATTGTGTCTTTAGGTAGACACGCACCACCAAACCCACGCTTCCTGTCATAGCCAGGCACACGAGTGTGTCCAATACCTACACGAGGGTCATTACCCATTACACGTGTAATAATATTGTAACTACAACCAAACGCATTCACCAGATCAAAGAACTGGTTGAAAAACGTTACCTTGGTCGAAAGGTATGAATTGATTCCGTACTTCACAAAGGATGCCTCTGCGGCTGACATACGGTAATATTGATCCGACTTACACAAACTGAAGATATCATAAATCTCTGTCAGTTCACCAGTGGCGTTTGGTGCACCACCCAATACATGGAACTCCGCATTCACGAATTGTTCCTCTGCGTTCTTCTCTGTGAGGAACTCAGGATTGTATACGAGTCTTTCCACACCATCTTCAAACATAGAGTTGTATAGTCTATCGATGATGTCTGGTGTGATTGTTGATTTAATAACAACCAACGCTTCGGTGTGTTCTATTAGTTTGAGTACCGCATCTTCTACAATAGACGCATCAACAAATCCAGATTCAGGATTCATTGGTGTTGGTGCACATACAAAAACACACATAGGACTGAACTCAACCATTGAGTCAATGTCCGTATCATACTTCGGGTCAACAATATGTAAGTCAACTAAAGGATGACAGAATGCATACTCTACTGCACGACCAACAAAACCATGCCCTACAATACCCAAACGAAATGGGTTTGTTGGACTGATCGGTTTCTGTTTGTCCGCTGTTGTCAAACCATCGGTGTCGGTTAACCCCTTCGGTTTATATTGATCAAAATCATCTGCCATTTGTAACATCTCCTATTTTCGGTATCCATTCGGCATACCATTGATAAAAATTAGTAACACCGTGTTCTATTGACACCTTCGGTTTGTACCCGAATGCCTGAAGCTTTTCGGTGTTACTCCAAGTCTCTGTTGTATCAGCTGGGTGTTTAGGCACCATATTCATTATAGCTTTCTTGCCACAATTCTGTTCTATTGAATTAATAAAGTCCAATAGATTTACCTGTTCACCCCGTCCGATATTGAATATTTCATTTGATTCAATTTTACCAGAGTCAAAGTTCTCCAACACAATCTCAATACCATCTAGGATATCTTCGATGTATGTGAAGTCTCGCTTCATATCCCCATAATTATACACGTCAATTGGTTCTCCGGCAAGTATTTTTTTCGTAAATTGAAAAAGAGCCATGTCCGGTCTGCCCCAAGGGCCGTATACAGTGAAGAATCTTAACCCAACATTTTCAATTCCGGATATCTTGAATTGACATTCATTTACATACTTGGTATAAGCATAAGCGTTGAGTTGGTGTGCCTGTACATTATCTTCTTTCCATCCGTCTTCAGTGATAGGTGTACCACCATACACAGAACTAGTAGAGGCGTAAATTACTTTGGGTCTATCTTCGGGTTTCAACTGATTAATAAAATCGATCATACACTGAGTACCGTTGATATTGTTAGAGTGGTACTCACCCTCTTTACCAAAAGAATCCCTTACACCCGCATGAGCGGCTAGGTGAATTATATAATCAAACCCATACTTGGTATCATCCGCTCTTCTATCGGGGTCTGCGATTGCTTGGTCTGAGTTAGTGAACACGTGATCCCACAGAGAATTACTTCTGATATCAATCTCTGTCCAAGTTGGTAGTTTGAAATAATCTCTTCGTCTGACTTTAAGTCTATTTTTGTAAAGATGGTTGTTGAAGTTGTCAATCATAATAACATCATGATTTGCCATAAGGCGATTGTGAAGTTGTGATCCAATAAACCCCGCTCCACCAGTTACTAATATTCTTTTTCTATCCATTATCCATTCCTATAAATGTATTCTAACGCTCTATCAGCCTCAACTGTAAGAGGTCTGTTCTCATACCAATTACCCGTGGAACTATCAAACTGTTTACACATGTTAGCAATCTGTGTTGCTGTGATCGGGTATCCACTTTCCACTGCTCTGCCTGCTATAGCGACCATGATCTGATACATCTTGTGATACCAACCCGTACCAGTTATTTGTATATATTCTGCCGCCAAAGATTTAGGCCAGAAGGGACAGTCGGAGTATCCAACCCAATTATAATTGATGTTTGTGAGTTGACTCTTTCGGTGTTCAATGACTGCCTTTTGTAATTCTGGTGGTAATCTATCTAGGAAAGAATTACCTGTCTTCTCCACGTAGGGATTTTTTGCCATTAGTTCCGATACGTTAAGAGCATTACCGCCATCATGGTTAAAGATAAAGTTGTTGGAATTAGGATATAAAGCTGGTACATAATACATTCTCGCAAGGTCTTTAGTCTGCGGGTCTCCAATCTCTCCAAGTTCTGTATTAAGGGAGTGCCAGAATGCTTTGATATTATCTCGTGCGATAGGTTCATCAGTTCTGAATACAATACGGAACTTAGCCATATCGTCCCTAGAACTAGCAGTACTATACACAACAAAATCCAACCCATGAAACTGATCAATTAGGGTCTCCTTTAAAAGTGATATGTCGTTAGGATATGCATGGTCATCCACATCAACAGCACACCAAGAACCCCAATGCAAAGTAGATCGATTACTACGAGTCGAACCGTCTTCGAAAACAGCAGGAGTAATAAGAGGACTAGAATTATTTCCACCTTTCTCACCTTTTTGTTTAGACAAACCATATAACAAACTTACAAACTTGTCCCATGTATCTAGAGAGACACGCTTGTGAGTTTTGTTATCAAACTGGTTTTTAAATATAGTTAATTCATACATGGGGTGTATCATATCATACATCTAGTGTGCCTGTCAAGTACTTATGCATACGCATTACAATGTCGGGGTCTTCCTTAAGATTACTTACTCCGGTGTTACACAAATGACACAACCAGCCTCTAAATTCTCCGGACTCATGATCATGATCCAAACACCAAGAAGTTCTGACATAACCACGTTCAACCTGAGACTGTATAGTGTCACCACATACCGGACAACTATAATCGTCGGGTGGAGAACTGTGTTGTCGTTTTAAAAACGAGAGTTGCTTGGTATGTCTTGACTTGCAAGACTTACACTTACTCCGGACATAGGTAGTGTCCATTGCAAACTCAGTGAGTGCCTTTACTTCTCTACACTCACTACACGTTCTTGTCTCCACCCATTCATCACCCCAAAGTGTGTTCATGCAAAGAAGTCATCCAAGTTGGCCTTGGGTTCTGCACTCCAACCTACCGCATCAAGGATAGGCGTTAACGGGTCAAGGAAAGTCTTATCAAACATCTTGTCGTAGTCTACGTATTCACCCAGACCCAGTTCCTTCGGTAGATTCAGGGGAAACGCAATGACGTTTTCTGATAGACGGTTGGGCATCTTCAGGTAGACAAACTTGATCTTCTCACCATTCTGCACCAATACGTAACGTCTTTCCAGTGCATTCTTCTTGATCGCATTGTTGTAAACAATCGCACCACGAACATGAATCGGTGTACCCTTCTTATAGACGGTGTATCGATCAACCCACTTGATTACGTCCGACACGCCACGTGGAAATGAGATATCCTCGACGGGTAGTCTGCGGAAGTCAGTACGGAACTCACGAATAAACTGTTGAGTATCATCCTCGCTTTTCTCCACGATCACACGGAAGATTTCTTGGAACTTGTCACGAACGATCTGTGGTGTGGATGACTTGATCGCTTCGATACCCATCATCTTGAGTTTGGGTTTTGCGTACTGGACACCCTCATTATTGTGGACATTCAAGATGTATCGTTTCTTCGCCATCCAGATACCACGGTCTGCGATTACCTCACGTCCCATCTCCATACGATTGGTGTAAGCACAAGTCATGTCCGCAAGTTGTTGGTACGCCTTGTCAAGTACAGGTTCGAAATGTTCAGAACAAATCTTGTCCAGAAACTTTACAGGATTCTTGGGAGAAAAATGATCAACGAGATTCCCCATCCTAATATAAACAGAATCGGTGTCAATTGCCACAACATAGTCTTCGTCTGTGTTGAGAAGTTTTTGCATCTCATTGTTAACGGCCCTCTCCGCCCACTTGATTGCGAGTTGTCCCGCAAGAGTAATAGACTCTGCAACACGTTGGTCAAAGTATCGAAACCATCGATTACCCAACGCACCGTAGAGTGAGTTCATTAGAATCTTGATCGCCATCTGTTGGTTATTCAGGGCGGTGATCTTGTTGTCCAGTTCCTTGGTGTCACCGGATTGTTGTTCTTGTTGCAAGCGCAACATCTCTTTCTTGATGATTTTACGTTCATCATAGTACTGTCGAATCACACTAGGAATCACACCCTCTTTCTCGTGCGAGAATTTGATTCCGGTAGGTGCGACAGAGAAACCACTGTTCTCTACATTCACACTACCATCCAAGTACCCGTCAACACTTATATCGTTGTAGAACCCATCTAGGACGGTCTCAGGGGACATATTGTACTGTACAATGATGTTTGGGTACAGACTGTTCAAGTCGAATGATGTAACCCAATCATGGGAACCTACTTGAGGTTCCTTGACGTAACCGCCAGGATATGAGGTCTTAGGTTTCTCTACCCTCGGTGGTGGACATATCTTACGTTCATTCAGGATACGATAGATGATTGTGTCCCAGATGTTTGTGGTTCCAAGTGTGTCGTTGTAGTTCACACCACCACGATAGGCCATGGTCAACACGAGAGATATCAGGTCGAGTTTCTCATCCAGTTTCTCTACGAGTTGTACGTCCTTGATATTGTAGTCGATGAACTTTTGGAAGTCAGACTTGTACAGGGTGTACAGTGAACCATGTTCCTCGTAGGAAAGTTTACCTTCACCCAATACCACGTGACCAATATGATCCAGTCGGTAGGACTCTTGTTGACCCAAGGTGTTGTACGTAAACTTCCGGAAGATTTCTAGGTAGTCGAGTTGTTCGATGCCTTCCAGTTTGTATTCTTGTTGTTTCTTGCCGTTAATGGTGGCGTTACCTTCACGTATCAGACCCCACGGTGATAGTTTCTTGGCCATGTCTGCACCGATAGTCTTACTGATACGGTTGACCAAGTACGGGATATCGAAGAACCTCGTGTTCCATCCGGTCACAATGTCAGGTTGATTGCGAGACCAGTGATCAACAAACTTCATCAACAGTGATGCTTCGGATTCACACTTCTCGTAGATGGTGTCTTCACGTGGTTCATAGTCGTACAGACCCCAGACCCGATACGGGCCGTTGGGTGACTTGAGACTGATAGAGATTACTGGATGGTCTGCCTTGTCAGGTACAGGGAACCCCTCATCGGATGCCACCTCAATGTCAATGGTGCAGACATCCACCCACTCACGTTTGAATTGAATAGGAGTTGGGAACATCTCCGCAATGAACTGAGACACAAAGTTGTTCATGCCGTAGATTTTGAAGTTGGGGATATCGTCGTATCGCTTCTGGAACTCAGTCGCCTCTTTCATGGAGTCAAACTTCATAGGTTCTACGGACACACCATCGATGCCCTTCCACTCCGAAATGTTTTTGTCGGACTGGACAAACAACGTAGGTTTGTAGGGAATTTTGGTTTGGATTTTCTTGCCGTTCTCGGCATATCCACGGAAGAGGATATTGTTACCGTAACGAACAACAGAAGTGTAAAACATTGGTTGATTCATATATGCGCCTTTTTCAGTATCCGTGTATTATACATGGATCAGAACGGGTTGTCAAGTTAAAATTTTGAAGTTGCGAGATCGTGTCCAAGGTTCCTTAATGTATTTTTCTGGGTATCCATGATGGTCTTGAGTGACCGCCAACTCTTTAGATACTACTTGAGTAGTTGGGTTCTTGACGGAGTCATCCGGATTTGGGTCGGGATAATTGTAGGCCGTGAAGATATCTCTCCCAAAATAAAGAGTACTACAATTGGCATAAGGATGAATGCAGATATTTTCTTTTCCAAAGTAATCACGTTTGCTCAGGTAGTGTGTTATGTAATTTTTAAAAAGTCTTTCCATGATACCGTATGGGCCACCGTTGATCCAGAATGCTTGTTCTGATAACAACTGATACATCCACTTAGCACAATGTGGAGATAACTGATAACATCCCATAAACAAACCTATGTTTGCGTAGTCAATGTTCTTATCAACAATATACTTTAGTAGCTTACGAAATTCATTTGAATGATGTGAACCTTCCCAAAGATACGAGTCATGTTCCATAACCAAGAATCTTTCTTCCGACTCTCCCTGTTGTCTCATCAACTCCCAGTGAGAACACATACCAGCTTTCTCTGTTGGGGAATGATCGTCGGGTTGACTACCTGCCAAATCGACTTTTGCCAAAGAAGGTAACCAATTATACCTCGCACTTATTTGTGTGAATTCAGGATGGTCGGGTGTTATCGCATCGAAGGTTTCAAACTCAATAGTCTCATCATCTATTAATCGTTGAAAAGACAGTCTAGAAATTTCTGCATACGACTCTGAACGATCATCATCTTTTATAACAATTTGTTTTACTTTCATATCACACACTAATATGGGGGTGGCGAACCACCCCCAATAGGTAGTTTAGAGTAATGGTAAGAATGCGAACCACACACATGTTGCAAACATGCCCGTGACTACAAACTCACCAACCCGTTCAAATAGGTCAGTTTTCATGATCTTCTCCTCGTTAGATTTATAAAATATCGATCTTACGAGGTCTCTTCTCTTCCGGAAGTTCAAACTTCAACTGAACGGACAGAATTCCATCCTTGAGAGAAGCACCGTCAACATAGACGTACTCTGACAGTCGGAACACCCTCTTGAACTTCTTCTGCGAGATACCTTTATGAATGTACGTAACATCATCTCCATCTTCCCCAGACTTTGATTTTTCACCTTTTACAGTGAGAGTACGTTCATCCTGTTCGATCTCCAGATCGTCCAGAGTAAATCCAGCTACTGCGATTTCGATTTGATAATCGTCCTCAGTAACCTTCACAACATTGTGTGGAGGATATGTATCAGTGGCGTGTTTGGCAACCCAATCAAGTTCTTGAAACAGGTGGTCAAAACCCACAAACGAAGAGCGTGGAAATAGTGTATTAGCTTTAAGATTAGTCATTTGTTTTCTCCTTTTTTAAAGCAAGATTAAATATGAACCGGAACCATTCCGCATTCACGTTACTATATATACTAAATAGTATTGCAAACTATAACACATTTAAGGATTATTTGGCAATGACTGATTATAAATTTGATCAAGACACAGCACCTAGTAACGGTGATGTATTGACGTGGAATGCAACTGCAAATCGCATTAAGTGGACTTCTCTTCCTTCCGACTCGACACTGGCATCTACCATTATAAAAATTCCAAATGGTGCGGGGGAGGGTGGAACTCCGGTAATATATAGTACCCCAGCTGGTTCTTATATTGGTGGCCACGGCACCTTGTCTGGTGGTGGATTATCTACTGTTACTATGGCTGAAGGTGTGATTTATGGCCCTACCAGCGGCGCTGATATTTCAATAAGCGGAACAGAAGGCGAATACTTTATTCTGTCTAAACCCGTCTAGAAATAGACTGAAGGGTCTGGGTCTCCCTCAACACCGAAACTAAATGTCGCACGTGATATACGTGGGAATATTTGGTGGTGTGTGCCACGTGGTAGGTAAACATAATCGCCGGGATGGAAGTCGAATTCTTCGTTGTTATTCACTCCCTCAACACGTATACCGATAGTAGAGATTACCTGTACCAAGAAAACATCCATACTGTCTTTATGCCATGGGTAACTATCAGATTCTTGGCCAAACCCAGTAAATGCAATGTTGGTTATGCTTCTTTTGTTACCATGCAGTGAAAAGAAGTCTTCAATCTGTTCTTGAATTTCTTTCGCAAAATCAGGTGCGGAAGGTCTGCCATGAAAGACATTGAGTCCGATCCTAAACTTACTTGAGTTAGAGTCAACCTTTTCTAGTGGATGAGTATCCAACATATCCATATGTCGGTTCCAGTCGTAATTCTCAACAACGTCCTTTGGTAAACTACCAAAGAAAGGCGTCTTGGAGGCTACATTGTCTTCTTGTCCTTCAAATAGTTTTGGTATCATGAAAATCTCTTTTGTAGCCATTTAAACAGAGCGTATATACTCAATCCATAAAAGGCCAACACACTCATAGGTAAAGCGATATAGGCAAGTTCCCACGGACTTAGGAACAATACCTGCCATGTAAAATCTGCGATTGCCTGTCCGTCACCGGATAACTCAGGCACAACATCTACGTTTTCGGAAAATTCTTGTTGAAGGTCTAATTCATATTCACGTATGAATAGACTCCACTCCTGTTCGGAAAAGCATATATGGTTTTCTTTACACCACTCCTTTTCCACCACGGTTACTTGTTTCCGATATTATATTTTGGACAAAGTTCCCATTGATCCTTATCCTTAAATCCAATAATTTTAATTTGACGCATAGGCGCACAGTCTTCTGCAACTTCCTTGTTATGGATTTCTACCAGACCCCAGTCTGCTAATAGAGTTGCGATAGTGTTGCGTCTTTGTACATCCGATAATTCTAAGTTAGACTTCTTACCGTCCAACATGAATAGTTCTTTGAAGTGTACAATGAAGTATCTTCCTTGTTTATGCAAGATATGACAAGATTGAAATAACTTGTTCTCTTTACGAGAAGCTACTCCGATTCTTGTTAGGGTTTCTCTCACTTTCAAAAAATCATCTGGTTCTGCCAGAATGACTTCCAACATCTTTGCCGGATTCCATTCAACAATATTATTTTCTTCCACCTTTATTCACCTTATTTTTTATAAATTCAATTTGTTCGGAAGATAGTAGAGATACCACTTGGCGGGCTTTTTCATTGCTATAGCCATAATACTCTTTTATCACTTCCACGTTCTTTTCAACATCAGGTTTTACCCATTTGGAGAAACGTTTCCGTTTCCTAATGATATTTATAAAAAAATCATATTGTAGACGGTTGTCTATATAGTGGTGAATATTCATGGCATTCGCCAATGAAACTGTGTCTTGGAAGTAAGATAGGGTACGATTTACCACAAAGGGTACGTACTGTTTTTCTTCGTCTGTTCCTTCCATGAGGTTTTTCTTGTTAGTGTTGATACTATTCAAGAAATCAAATGGACTAATTTTCTGTCCAGCCATAATCATAATCCTCTTCGTAAATACGCATTATACGCTTTTTTTGTCCGCCTGTCAATTGTTCGACACTTGGATAGTTTGTGTAACTACTTTTGTTACGTACCTTGGTCAGAGACTCAGTACCAGTGTATTCGTTGTGGTACTTCAGGAAGACCAATATATCCCCAAACCTATTCATTGGGTATATCTGGTGATACTGTCCTCTATTGCCTAGGTAGTGAGTTTGAGTAAAGAAGTGTGAGTTCTGTATCTCCCCATTCCACACACCATTTATAACATCGTCAATGTTTTTTGGGAGTCTCTGTACGTCCGACAACTTGTGTAATTCATACAGTTCATTTTCGTTTAAATCATCCTTTCCGGTAATATCTCTTTGTCGGTTATATTCGTCCTTTAGATACTCACAGGCGGATAAGAACCTCTTTATCGGATCACGTGAAACAGTGACCCTGTAACTATTCCTTCGAAAAGGCAAGTCCGGTTGGTAACCATACTTTTCAATTTCTTCCATACGGTGAACTTTAGTGGCGTATTGACGGTCACGCAATGTCTGACCAAGATTTGCACCGTCCACAAGAACCTTAAACATCTTCAGACTAGAGATACCGTTCTTAGGACACAGACGCACATCAATGTTGTTCTTAAAATAAAGAACGTTCTCTGTAGGCCACATAATACCACGCAGTCTTTTTCTAAGAATCTTGCGTAGTTCCTCTTGATAAATTTTATCTATCTGGGACATGGATAACTTCTATGCCACATTTCTCAAGAAAAGAAATACCAGCATCACCTTTGTGATATGTGTTGTTATAGAAAACCCTTGATATGCCAGATTGATGTATGAGTTTAGCGCAATCCATACATGGTGCCATAGTCACGTATAGACTAGAACCTTCGGACGATTCTCCAGACCTAGCAACCTTAGCGATTGCATTTGTCTCTGCATGTAAAACTTCAGGTTTAGTTTTGAGTTTCACATAGATCGGATCAACAGTTTTTTCGTGTTGGGCCCAGATAGGCCAGTCTTCATCTTCACAGTTATTATCCCAACCAGAGGGCATACCATTGTATCCAATGGAGATGATCCGGTTATCCTTTACAATAACACATCCAACTTTTGCTCTGCGACCATGTGAAAGATTGGCATACACATGAGCTGCATCCATGTGAGCATAGTCCCACTTAGTCAATGATTCCATCTTTCTTCACCCCAAAACGAATGACGTTGTACCAAAGCCTTTCGTGATAATAATATAATACAAACTTAATTACCATATCCGCAATGAATACAGCTCCGATTGCTTTTGCAGGCATTCCAAATGCCCATGCGATTAATGCTGTTGTTGTTGAAGCAATAATTCTCCAAGTAACAGCCTTCATCAAATGTCTTTTCTTACTAATCAATATCTAACGCTTCCTTAATTTTTGGCGGGAAGTATGCATCGGGTTTCATGACCTTTCCGGTATCAGGATTTTTCATCAACTGTCCATCCTGTACTTTACTCATGTTGGATTCCCATACGGCATCCCACACTTTATAGAAGTCAATACCTAGTGTACTACTTAGTCCCATGATAACCCACACCATATCAGCAATACCGTCAGCAACTCCTACAACATCTTTATCTGCGAACGCTTCCTTGGTTTCTAGGAACTCTTCTTCAACCAAGTCCATATACAATTTTGATTGATCTTCATCAAACATGATTGTAGGATCGTCCGGTATAACATACCTCAATGGTTGATCCGCAGCCACCATAAAGATGTCAACATCTTCTTGAGGTGAGAACCCTTTACTTTGTTGTTTATCTGTCATAACATATCCTTGTCTAGTTACCAGTTCCTCAAAACATTTGCCATAATCATCATAGCACACAGTAGGTTGATACCGACAATAAATGTGCGGATAGTGGCCACGATGTTATCGTTTGCGGGATCGTATCCGTCTTGTTCTGAATATGATCCCAGTGCATGTTTCCATATAGTCCAAAGTTTATTCATTTAGTGTTCTCTTGATGCCTCCGTTTTCCCGACCTTTCTGAATCTCTTATTATACTTTCTTTTGATACTCTTGGCAACCCCACTTCGTGCTAGGTAACAATACATTTGTCTACCATAACCAAATGCATCGTATTCATCACCATCGTTCGTTGGTATTTTTGGGTTCTTCTTAGCCATAAACAATCTCCGAAAGTATTTACAACAACCTCAGTCTTAACTCTTCTTTCATACAAGCACGTCTGATAGGACATACACCACCCATCTCAATAACTGATTGAAGGTGTTCCGTTTCCATCTCTGCAATAGTCTTGTACTGCAATGGTTGTTTACCATCTTTGCCGTATGTTCCCCACGTGAGTACCTCACTTTGTACCTTATGGGGTTCATTGTCATACAGACACATATCAATTTGGTCTGCATGAAAAGACCGTCTTACATAATCAAGACCACCATCGACCATATAGGTCTTACCAGACAGAGCGTCTACATGGGTCACATAGTCGTGTCGAGTTTTAGATTCTATTATAGTACCGTCAGGCGTTTGTAACGCATTACGAATAAGTCTTGGGAATTCCCTTGGAACCATTATTTAATCTCCACGTTTGCCATGACCTCAGTCATGCAAGCTACTAGGTTAAGTTCATGGTCAGCAACAAACGCATTCTTGTATTGATAATCAGCGAGGATCAACACGAGTTGTGGAATTGATTGTGGTTGTACATGGTCTTGCATTACGTCATAGATGCCACGGAATACCGTTGCTGGTTCTACGTCCATGTTGTTGACCACCCAACTACGCATCTTCTTGAAGTCCTTGTCTTTGAGAGACTTGAAAAGAACATTGTAGTTATCATTTGCGTCATTCAAGATAACGCCGGTTTCTAATTGACCACCAATGGAGTGACGTTGTAACTCATTGAGTACACGCCTCCAGTCAGGTGAGTAACGCATGATTAGCTGTGCAAGTGTGTCTTTGTTATAATTCACCCCCTCGGCAACAAGGATACTACTCGCACGCTCCATGAATTGTGCACACAAACCTGCCTGCACTTTCTTGTTAAAGTTAAACTCATAATTAGAACAACGAGAATGTAGTGGTTCAATCACACGATTCTTGAAGTTACAAGTTAAAATGAATCGACAGTTCTGAGAGAACTCTTCGATAAACCCACGCAAGGCGGGTTGAGTTGATTGGGGATTAAGGTAGTCCGCTTCGTCTAGAATGACTACTTTGTAGCCCCCTGAGAGAGAGATAGACGAAGCGAACTGTTTGATCTTGCCACGTAACGTGTCGATGTTACCCTCTTCAGACCCATTAATGACAATGTAGTCAAGTCCAAGGGTGTCACAGATCGCACGAGCGACTGTTGTTTTACCAGTACCAGCAGTACCAGAAAAAAGCATGTTAGGAATCTCACCGCCATTTACAATCTTTCGAAAGGTGTCTTTCAGTGTATCGGGGAGAATTGTATCCTCGACAGTGCGAGGGCGATACTTCTCGACCCATAAAAATTCATCACGCATAATATAAACTCCATCATTTAATTTTTGATTTTTCAGTTAGGTATCTTACCACATATATACGGGTGAAGGCAATACAAAAGAATCCGATAGTAGAAATTGTTGCAAACTTTACTGGATCGGTGATACCCCATTCATGTATAAAAAGCCAAGCAAAGAAGATACTCACGGGGTAGTTTATTACTGTCCCCATGAATACATGTATCGACGTTTCCTTGGCAATTGCCTTATCCCAGAACTCCACTCTATAGAAGTTTTGAGATGATCTCTGCCTTTTTCATACGAGCAGATACTAGAACGTCTTTGGATTCTGCGAGGGCAATCAATTCCTTCTTGGTCATTCCGTTAAGGTCATGAGCTTCCTCAATCTCGTCACGAACTTTATCCATTTCGGTTTTGATAACACCAGCGTCATCCATAACGGTAATGCTAGGTGTCTTATTCATAAGATACACAGCACCAACCAAAGCGACTAGTAAACCTAGTCCGATCAATAGTTCTAATTCCATAATTTCCTCCAACGGTTATTTAGAATTACGATCAACATAAAAAATATGTCGATCAATTTTGGTAACCATCTCAAAAGATGGCGCCCAATACGGTGTTACATAATCCGCATGATAGTACAAACTACCCTCAGTTATGTCCACAGTATCTAGGTACAGAATATCTGTAACTAAATCTAGTATAGAATGGTAAGTACGAACATCAACGGGAATGTCACTCTTCCCATCACACCACCAACTAAAGTGGCATTGGTTCAATACAGGTACTACATTACCCTTCCAGTTAATTCTCGTTTTTCCGTGTTGTATCACTTCACATATAGTGTTGGGATACTGAGTACTCTTAACACGATTCATTACTACTTGAGCTACTGCAACTTGACCAGCTACACTTTCACTACGAGCTTCGTAGTATGAGTTTAGTGCAAGACATTCAATATCTCTTTCTGAGTATAAGAGTTTTTCTTGTAACGGTTCTGGTGGGCCTACTAATTCAATTTCAATCGGGACTACAACAGGATCAGGTTCTACAGTTTCTTGTTTTGGATACAAGAAGAGTCCCATGAGAAGACCAAAGGATAAGACGATCCCTACCCATAATTGCCAACATACTTGAACCCTCATGATGCCTCATCAAACTTATAGTATGAAACGATCTCGTCCATCTGTTCGAATGTAATGAGACGTTGATTAGAACAACCATCTTCGGTCTGAGACCAAGAACGCTCACCATAAGGCGTAGCTTCCATGTCGTACTTACGTGCAACAGACTTACACAGAAGTTCGTCACGGTCAGACAACTTAATGCAGTAGATGGGAGATTCCCAGTGCTCTACATGATCCGACTCTTTGAAGTCGATCTCGTCTATGAGATCACCCAAACCAAGAATGAACTCTTCTGAGTAGTCAGACTTGTGCTCAATGCACTTCTGTACCGACTCATAGAAAGCCACGTCTTGCGCTTCCTGAAGATTCACCTCAACGATGTAGGTGCTACCACCCTTACACTTCCAGTACTGCGGGCATTCACCCTTACCGTCCCAATCATGGGCACCATAGTTCTCTCTGAACTGAGTTTGAATAACTAATTTCATTAACACTTTCCTCCATAACCTAAAGCTCTCATTGCACCCACCGGATGCTCTGCAGCTGCCAACTCAAGATACTGTTCAACAGTTACATTCTTCACCAAGAAGTTAACCCACGCCTTCCAAGGCTTATAGTTCCCATACTTGAATCTCGCAATGAATTCAGGTCTGGGTTTACCAATCCAAGATGGGTGACAGTCAGGTCTGACCTCTTCCATGTTCTTAGAACCAGTATGTTTACCTCTATACATGAGATACATACCGTCCCAAGTGAATTGTTCTTTATCAAATTTCGTCATAATTTACCTCTCTCATCAATTTATGTACCCATTATAGGACATTCTTGTTCTAAAGGCAAGCGTTTTTCGAAAAAAAGTTAAAGTTTTTTTAGATCATTTTGTTATAAGGATATGCTATTCTGATATATCTTCGATCTTGACTACTGTGGATTTTAGAATATCTTCCCATGTTCCATCGGAACACTTCATTATCCATCTGTCGTTGTCCGGACTTCTGTTCATGTTAGTGGGTAGAATTCCTTCTCTCACCAATATGACCTCAGGCTTCTTCCAGTGTTTGTACGTTATCTTTTTCATTCACGTCCTATGTGTAATGAAGACAAGTCATCATGATGTATTTATCATGATTCGTCGGTTCCAATCCAGCATGTGGAAACATCCAGTTTGGTGGAAAGATAACTACTCTACCTCGTTTAGCCTCGACCTTCATACCAATAGTAGGGAATACTGTCGCACCATCATTATCGTTTAAATACACAATAGCGACAGCGTATCTTCTAGCGGTTGCATGGTCAACGACATCTACATGAGTCTTGAACTGTTCACCACTATTCTTTTTATACTTCTTGATCCTTAAAGCTTCGACGCTTGGTTTATCCAAGTGTACATAATCAGAACATTCTAACTCTTCGAAGTAGTCTTGATACCTTGGAATTAAAGTCCGATAAATGGGATCAGCAACATCCTTTATAGTAGGTGTAGTGTTGATCTCCAGTTGATTAAAAATATAACCATCGGTCTTGTGCGTTTGCACGTGGTTAAGGTTTTCTTTGTAAGCAAGGATAAGGTCTTCACAAACTTCCTTTGGAAAGACCTCATCGTAAACTTTTATGTAGTCGGTAAGACTATGCGCCATCGTGATTTAAATCTATGAGTGGATTGCCAATATGGCCATCTGTTGGATGTTTTTCCAGTGCACGTCCTTGTGTTCTTCGGACAATATCATCTCCGTCAAACTCAGACCAATACAACTCAAATGCAACACCATCGGTAACACCGACGAATTGATGCCACTTGCCAGGTTCTACTTTATAGTACTCACCGGCCTTGAGAACGGTTTGGTCACAAATGACAGGTCTACTGTCGTTTGGTTCTTCATTATCTGGCCATGTTCTAATTAACATTCTACCAGACTCAACAAAGAAACCATTCCACTTAGTTTTGTGGTAATGTTCTGAACAACAGTGATTCGCCTTGAATTCAATTCTATGAAATTCAAACGAAGACGTATGTTCAATAAGTTCTGTATGTCCCCATACTTTCCCTGATTTCATATCATGTCCCTTTTAAAATTGGAGCGGAGTGGTGGAATCGAACCACCCTCTGAAGGTTGGAAACCTTCGGTAATACCACTATACGAACTCCGCATTAAAATGTTGGCACGCCTGACAGGAATCGAACCTGTAACCTACAGCTTAGAAGGCTGTTGCTCTATCCTATTGAGCTACAGGCGCACTGATATTACTCAGTGTCGCCAGCCTCTTCAGATTGAAAACCTTCAGCAAGTTGAACAAACTGCATTGCTTGATCACGCAATTGTCCAATAGTAGAAAGTTCCTCGCCTTTGAAACCACCACGTTGTACTACAGTATCAATAACTGCAATAGTAGATCGTGATACACGGTTTCCGAGTTCATATGCCTGAGAGTGGTCTTGTGCTGTCTCAGTCGTTACAGCTTCGTTTGCTTTTGCCATCGTTATACTCCAAATGTTGATGATTTTTCAAGTGCAATAAAATACTCAATGTCAGATTGTACAGACTTGAACTGAGAGATCAACTTCTTAGAGATGTTGACTTCAAAGTCCTCGTTGACAATCTTGAGATTGTTCACATTCAATACGAAGTTGAAATCAACTTCATTGTCATACGAACCATCTACGTCAATAGTAAACGCATTTGACGTTGCATCCTTAGTATCTAGTACAGAGATTTGAATCGATCCATTATTTGGACGGATACTAATCTCGTTATGTCCTAGTGCCTGAGCTGCACGTTTAATGCGTCCCAACGTACCATTATCTAGTACGAATTTAACTTCGAATTCCGGTAAGTTTATATCCTTAGACGGAGAAGTTAACATGTCCGGATCAGAGTAAAAATACTTGACCTTAGAACGTCCAGTAGCATCACCCACAACAACATAATCTTTCTCAAATGAAAGAACAGGTTTATCAACCAGACCTAAAACATTTAAGAATTCATTGAGATCGTAGATGCCGAACCCTGCTGGAAATTGTTCTGACACAGTAGTACGTGAAAACACGTTACGTGCGACAGATACGGTTCGAACATTGCTGCCTTCTTCGAAGACGATGTTCGGGTTAATGTTTGCATAGTTCTTAAGAACTGCGAGAGTACGATCAGATAATTCCATAATATTCACCTTTTTGTTTATTTACAAATTACGCATATGATAACACAATAGACCCTTTGTGTCAAGCCGCTTCTTTTATTTTACTAAAGTTTTTTTCTTTGACGAACTCAATTCGACGTTGGAAAGCCGCATCTTCTAGTTCCGCCTTATGAGAAATCACAAACACATTAGTCTCTTCACCAAGTGTGTGTATGATCTTCATCAGGTTGTCCACCCCATCATCATCCAGAGATGAATCAAATGTCTCATCAAGGATTAGTAGGTTGGTTGCAACACTGTTCTTCATCTTTGCAATCTGTCTCCATGTAAACAGTAGGGACAAATCAATACGTTGTTTCTCACCCTCAGAGAATGAGTCATACGAAAAGTTGTCACGGAACCTTGATCGGATAGTCTCATTGAAACTCTCATCCAAATCAAAGTGTACAAAGAAATCTAGAATCTGTAAGTACTGATTAGTCAGTTGGTTGATGACCGGAAGGTACTGTTTAATAATCTTGGTCTTGATACCAGTGTCACGAAGTAACTCCGAACTCACCTGTTGGTAAGAATAGTTTTCGTGTAGTTTATATTTCTGATCCTGTTTGGTATCTAATTCTTTATTCAGTCTCATTAGATCGTCGTTGGCTTCTGCGAGATCACCAGTGTTCTCTGCCATACTCTCTATCTCATTGCGGATACGATCTATGTTACGATTGATTCGTGTGATCGTTTGGTTGTTGTTGTTTACCACGTTTTGTAATTCGTTGACATCAGTCAACTCCGTGTTTAACTCTTTAAGTTGTGCCTCAAACTCTTCCATCTTACTATGAGATTCGTTCATGACATCATTAAGTTCTTTTGCACGTGTCTGTGCATCGGTCTTCTTGGTATCACGTAAGTCCTCATCGATGTCTTGATCGCACGTAGGACATATAGCATTGTCCTCAAAGAACTTGGCCTGTTTGACCACAGACTTAATCTCACTCTTAAACGAAGACTGATAGTTGAGTAACTTCTCACGTGACGTGGCGACTTTTTCTAGTTTCTTCGACAGGTCTTGTTGACGTGTCGTTGCGGTAGACATATTCTCAGTGTTGAAGTCTTGGAGTTCCGCAATCTCCGTGAGTAATACGGTGATCTCAGATTCTTTCTCCTTACGGTGTGCAGTGTTTAAGGCTGATAAGTCCCGCAAGTATTTCTTCTGTGAATTGATCTTAGTCTTGACAACTTCTATCTTATGTGAGTTGTCCTTGATGTCCTCTTTAAGTATAGACATTTTTTCTTTTAATAAGGCATTCATCTTACTGAACATGTTGATGTCAAGTAAGTCTTCGATAACCTCACGCCTTGCACCACTACCCAATTGCATAAACGGTACAAAAGAACTTGATCCAAGAACAACAATTTGATGAAACGACTTGTGAGTCAACTTCAGAATGTTGCGTTCTAGAATCTGTTGATATTCTTTTGCATGAGAGTTCTGATTAATCATGTTGTCATTGGCCCATATCTCAAACACGTTAGGTTTGATACCACGGACAATTTTATAATTAACCCCATTAACAGAAAAAAGAACCTCGACCAGTGTGCCTTTCTGATTGACAGAATTGACTAACTGAGACTTGGATATCTTACGATGGGACTTACCAAAGAGTCCAAACGACAAAGCGTCCAACATCGTAGACTTGCCTGCACCATTGTCTCCCACCACCAACGTGGTAGGTTTTTGGGTCAGGTCAATCTCTGTAAAGTTGTTACCAGTGGATAGAAAGTTCTTCCACCTAATCTTCTCAAATTTGATCATAGCGAGTATGTTACCATATTTTATTCATCGTTGTCAAGCTCAAAGTCTTCTTCCATTTTACCACACCAATTACATGGGAAATCTTTTTCTACACCCATCAAGGCATCTTCTACCTTACAGTAGTGTTCCCAAAATCCCTTGGGGGCATTGAATCCATCATTAAAACCTAGTCCCACATCCTTCTCCTTTCGAAAAATTTTGTCGTAGTTATCACGATACTTTTCACTTGTTTTAGAAACAATAGCATCACCAGTAATGTCGTTTTTTGCAGCCATTACATTACCTCCAGTTGTTGCGCCTCAACCATGAGGGTAGAGATTTCTTGTTTGATTCGAGCTTTGTCTAGGTCAGTTTGTACTGCATCAATATAGTCCATGACTAGAGTCTCTGTGTCTTCTACAGAAACGGCTTGGTCATCTACACTAGAACCTAAGAAGTCTTTGAAGTCTTCTACAATCTTCAGTTCATGTATGTTACAGTTCTGTACACGATCAACGAAACGTTCAAACTCATATGCATCACCCTTGTTAACAACAACGATCTTAACGAACTTGTTGTCTAGGTATCGCATGTCCTTGAACTTGAAGTTACCCATCTGTTCATGATCATAATAAATCTTCTCGTAGATTTTGATAGGATTTTGTACAGGTGTCAGTTCTCTTGTTTCAGTATCAAGAATATGGAAGTACTTATTATCACCACAGTCGTTCCAAAAGAACTCCATCTGTGCACCAAGGTAATGTATGTTATCCTTACTAGACCTTGTGTGGAAGTGTCCGGTCAGAACCATATCAAAGTTCTCAAAGTGTTTTGGTGACATACCATCATGACAGAACAAACCACGATCCATCTCAAATCCAGCCAACTCTAAGTGTGCGCCAACCACGGACGCCTTGCATGACTTAAGGAATTCTAAAGTGTCACTTTCGTTTTCCTGATTTATCCAAGGAACCAAGGCAACATCTAGTTCACCATACTTGACAACCTTTGGTTCCATAACAAGATTCACTTCGTTCATGTAGTGACCCTGTAGTTCCTTCAGTGCGTTAAGTTCGTTAGTGTTCTTGAAATAAGTGTCATGGTTGCCAGGAATAATGTCCATAGTGATACCATATTGACGCAACCTCTCTAAAAAGATTTTACGGTTGTGACTCAAGGCCTTGAAGTTGATTGTCTTACGGTTGTCGTAGTAATCACCAAGGTGTAGTATGTGTTTGATGTCATTCTCTAACAAATATGGAAAGAACACGTCCCGATAGAAACGTTCCTGATAGTCCATAAAAATGTCAGACGAATTACGACACCCACAGTGAGTGTCATTAAGTATTGCTATCTTCATAAATTAAACCGAATTTATATAAATGCACCCATGATACCAGATGCGGAAGGAGTTGTCAAGCCCTTTCTAAATTACCTGAAACAGTGACACGAAGTTCATCACTAGTGTAAAATGGATAGACACAATGTTTTAGTTTAGATGGAAACATAAACATCTTATTGTTATACAACTTGTCTACCGGAATAAATTTCTCACACAGATCACCATACATGTTGGCAAACTGAAAAGAAAAGTGTCCAGAACAAGATGCACTAGTGTCCGGATACATGTTAAGTTCGTCCTCAATATCATACGGGACATCCACAAACATTACAAATGATAGATCGCCTCCGTGTCGGTGTGGCGGATTGAACTCATGTTTAGCCATAAGGTTAACCCACAAGTCCACCATGTTCCACTTACCTTTTTGCCACCCGTGGGCGGTCTGTTCCACGTAGTTCCTAACATTACTACGGCAACTTTCTAGTAGATACTCTCGTTTTATATTACCCGCAAGTGCACTGTTATAAGGTTTTAAATCTTCGTAGTGTGCGGATTCCAATTTGACTGCATTCATTACATCCTTGGGAACAACAGTCTCTACATATTCACTATCAACTAGGGTCTTTATCATCTACTAAAAAATCCGTTAGGTCTGAGTCTACTTTGACAGTTCTGCGTTTGCGCTTCTTCTGTTCATTTACATATTCTTTGAATTCCGCATCAGCACCTTTCACTTGATCAATGCGATAACGTAAAGTTTCTACGAATGGAATAATATTAGAGTAATCTCTTTCCTGATTGCTAGCATGACCATCAAGGAATGACTCTACACCAGCTTCAGTGATATACTTCATCTTGATGTCTTGTTGTTTCTTTTCCTTCTGTATCCTACGCAAGAATGCATACCATGATATCTGTGTAAAGTAAGCAAACGCATTGGGTAGTCCGGTACGTGTTGCAGTCTTGATATCATAGTTCTCAATTGCCTTGAGACAGTTCTCTACCGCATCCATCACCATCTCTTCACGATAAGTGTACCGGACGAAGTTTGCTTTATGGGATAACCCCTGACAAATCTTCAGAAAACATTCTGCGATATAGTTTGGCACAACAGGTTTGGGGTCTCCTTTCTTTTCACACCATTCTACTCGTTGACAGTATTCAACAACAGCTTCAGAAAATTGTCTGTTGTTAACGTAATGTGGTTTATCTTTTGGTTTGATTTTTTGCTTAGTCACAAAGTACTCCTAAATTTCACGTATTATACCTTATTGGGGGTAGGTATGGCAAGTGAAGAAACCCTTCGGCGTAGGTCAGATGTTGAAAACCTATGGTCTCTTCGGTTAAAATAAATTTCAATACCACGAGCAGCACACGTTGCACGGCCTGTGAATTTCTTATCCTTATATTCCGCACCTATAATTCTTACATCAAAGTCAAACATTTTAAGGATATCTTCCAAGTCCTGTTCTGTTTGATAGGGAATAATTTCGTCAACATATTTAATCGCCTGTAGTTGCGTCCATCTTTCAACTAACGTTTGTACGGGTGGATTCTTTTCAGGTCTATCTGAGGAAGGGTCAACTTGTAGGGCACAAACCAAATAATCACATTGACCTTTGGCTTCTCTCAACATAGAGACATGACCAGCATGAAGTAAATCAAACGTGCTCGCAGTAAATCCTGTAATCATAATATCCTCAACAAAAAAATGTAACTACCAATCTATCTATAGGGAAGCCTTCGGGTCTGTGTAAGTCGTTCCCATTGTACTGAATCAGTTTCCCAGTCTTGTACTCATGGACAACACCATCTACCTCAGTACCACATCCCCTTGCACCACGTAGATATATAACTCCAGCGTGATCGTATTTATCTCTATGTACTATAGGTTCCCAATCTGGGTCACCATCGTGTTTATGAAAGTAGAGAGAGTTAGGTCTCTTTCCAATGGCGTCATGTATATCTTCGGTCAATTCACTCATTTCGGCCACATTGAGTGTCCGGAGTCCCTTGAACCTTCCCGCCTGAGGAACTTCTTCACAAGTGTAGTATGGTAAACTATCTGCAAACTCAAGAACTTCATCTAGGTCTTTTATAAAATTTTCAACAATTATCATTTAGTGCTTGCCAGATTTTAAAATCCATGATATAATAAGAGCTCCTCTGCGGGAAAGTGAATATATACCTAATGAATTTGAGGATTCTTCGGAAAATTAACTACATTAGAACCTGAGTCACGCATCTCCATCTCATGTTCATGTGACAGTCTTGAAGTCTCGGCATACATTTCTTCTAGAGCCTTCTCCCATTCAAGTTGTAAATCTTCTGGAGGGTTCGCATACGAAACAATATGTTCCGCACGAATAACACTTACGGATTCTGGACGGTCTTGATAGACCATAAAATTCTTAAACGTGTAGTATTTGTATCCGTCTTGTTCCTTAGAAATTAGACGTAACGCATTGCGTACAGGAATTTCGAATTCATTGTCCTCTAAAACTTCACATACTACTTCATCGCCAGTTGTCAACTTAAGTTGTTTAATCATGACTTATCCTTTAGATTAATTGGGAAAATTTTATATTTAAAACCTTCTCTACTATATATCTTTATTCTTTCAGCAGAATGTTTCAGGGTGAAATTCCGATAACCTCTACAATGTAGATCATCTGATATATCATAAAGGTTAGTAGCAACCCCATTGTCACTTTTTCGTAACCCTCTACCGATAGACTGAAGTACCTTAACTTGTGATTTACTTGGAGAAGCAAAGACAATATTATGGAGATTCCTAATATTAATCCCAGTAGAAAAAGTTCCAAGGCTTGCAACGATGATAGCATTTTTTTGACCCTCTACGATACCACGTATCTGTTCTCTATCTGAAGCATCAACTTCACCGGACACATAAAATACTTTTCGATTTTCCTCAGATTCTCTTTTTATTAGATCATATAAAACTTTACCGTGTTTTTCTACAAACTGAAACAGCACCAGAGTGTTGCCTTCTTGATCCAAAGTAAGTCTCTTTATGAATTGATTTCTTCTCTCATTAGTTACTATATATTCAATTTCTTCTTGATAGGTTTTGCCTTTCATTTTGACGCATTCGTCATTGTGATATCTTAGTAACAATACTTTGATATCTAAGTCTGCGAGTTGATTGTCCTCTTGTAGTTTTACTGTGGTAGTGACCTTGAACACGGGCCCGAAAAGACCTTCAAGTACAAGTTTGTTCGTTTCAGTACCATCAAGTGTACCTGTAGTACCGATACGATATCTAGCATTGACACACTTATCCATGAGAGTGCCTAAAGATTTGGCTTTAAATAGATGTACCTCATCCCCAAAAACACAATGGAAATCTTCAAACCATTCTCTACCAAATTTGTAGATAGATTGCCACGTAGATATAATTATCCTCTTGTCGGTAGTCTTGTCCTTACCTGAGTAGATCATGTGGCACTGATTCTCTACGTCATATCCGTAGTCTCTGAAGTCTTTATACATCTGTTCTACTAAAGAGGTTGTTGGTACTACAACAAGAATCTTTCCATTCTCGTTCTTCTCAATCCATCTCATTACATTATAAATGATAAATGATTTACCGGAACCCGTAGGTGATAGAAGAATTGCACGTTTGTTCTCAATGCTGTGAGATACGGCCTCGTACTGATAGTCGTAAGGTTCGAAAGGCGCTTTGAGGTTTCCAAGGAACTTCACCAAGTCTGGGTGGGATATCTTGTTCTTTGCGTTTGGTGTTCCCCACTCATAGGAGTCTATGATTTGTAGGGGATAGAATCGGTCTCCGCAAAATTTACGTAGTTGGGTATACAGACCGACATGAATCTGTTTGGTGACTTGATTATAGAGTTTGATCTTACCATCCCACTGGCGTCTCTTAAAGGCAGGCATAAACTTATGGCCCGGCACAAAGAAAGAGAAGTACTCACGTAACTCTTGTTCCTGTGAAGGGTTAGATTCTACTGCCATGTAAGAGTTGCTAAGCATCTTAACTCTTATAGTGTTATCCGCCGGATTCAAGTCTTCTCCAATCTATAATGTTCTTGATGGTAGAGTGTCTCCATCTCAAAGTCTGAATGATTTCTTCTAGAGTACTTATAGTAACTTTAAGGTACTCTACTTTCTCTTCTGACTTCTGGATGTCTGTGTCCGCATCAGCCATTTTCTCTTTCATGGCTTTAGTCGGTAGGTTACCCTCAAAGGGATCATACTGCCAGTTTTTAGTGTTGATATCCTCTTGGGACATCTTACCTTCGTAATACATAAACTTATCTTTGAACAGATTCCGTTGGGAATGTTCAGCACGTTTTAGTTGTAACTTGGTAAGAGATAGGTACTGCAAATATTTTGCATGTAACTTCGATGTCGCTATAGAGGTATCATCTAGTTTATATCTGTCAATTTCCGCATCGGTTTTCCATTCATTCAAAATAGACTCAAGGTCTAACATAATTATTCTCCATTAATAAAATCTATACAATCCTTCCAGTAATCATAATGAGTTCTGTTAAAGACGTAACTCAAGGTCATTCTCCAACACTCAGTTTTTGCACAATGATATACTAATTTATCATCATCATAATTACCAAAATATCCGGCCTTTAAAGACCATCCTTTTTTATCTTTCAGTATGTCATTACGTTTTGCTTCTCTGTCATACTGTATGAACTGACCATCTCCTGTCTCCGACCAAGTAAAGACTAGGTTGTAGGAACAAACGTCTGCATTGTTATGCCATCCAATCCATCCCTTGGGTGGATACAATGAACTCAATGCACTAAATCTTGATCCAAGCAGAGTATTGATCTCGGCGTCCAGTGTTCTCCATGCATTTTTATATCGGTCTGCATACTCACCTTCGACAACAAGTTTATCGGGTTTCATAAAATGAAGAAACCCTCTATCAGCAGCACCGGAATGGTCTCTACCCTGATTGATAATCTTATCCCTAAAAACATCAGACAGATAGTAATCACGATCCATCTCTTGGCCACGTCCTTCAACTAGGTGTTTAGTCGGGAGTTCATCTATAAAAGTATACCTGAATTTTTCCAAGATGGCAAGAACTTCTTCGTTCTTAATATCGTAAAAAGTCAACATATTAAACTATCTCAAATGTGTCAAACCTAAAACTTGAAGTGTATGTTATATAGGTCTGGTTTTGACTGGCGTTCATCTCAAAAGAACCTACGTTTGTCGGGATACAGTTTTTATACTTGATCCTTTTATTGGCGTTGTTGTGACTAGTTAGGATAGTGACCGTGATGTCTGCGAAGGTTGCTATTAGACCGTTTTGCAATGCGTGTGCAGTTGATACGTTTCCGTCATTGACCATTCTTTCCAACCAGTTTTGCATCTCTAAGTAAGACACCATATCCTCATCAAGGATAAAGTCCACTTGCAGTTCACCATAGGTGATCTTGTCACCCGCAAAAGGCAGGGACGTTATTCTACGGCCAGGCAGTTCAATAGGGTTGACGGAAGCGCCAGGATGTGTTATACTCTGTGCAAAATATTGTAGATTAGGGTAGTTGGTTCTTTCAATAGAAACCGAAAACCCACTAGGTTGTAAGTAGTTTTTGTTAGTCGTAACAGTCGCCATAATTATCTCCTGTGGTCACTCTTCTATTTATACGCTTGACAACCCCTATGTAAATGTTATATAATACGTAGTAATGAGAGGAACTTATGATTTTATCTAGACAAGATGCATGTTACGCCGCTGGTGTATTCACAGACTTCTTTGCGAACTTTGATCGCATTGATGACTACATGCGTAAAATAAAGTTAGAACGTATGGAGACTTTTCCATATGCATTGCCTGGCATGGGGCCTGAGACTGATCTCTTTGACAAGTTTGACATGCACCCGAATGATATGGAGTTTGTTGTATCCCCGTGTAAACAGGATCAGTTCATGTCATATATGGAGATTACTACGTCTGCACCTGTAGAGTCTTCAATCCCCGGCAAACAAATGTTGTGGTTAGTTAAAGAAAAGAACACGGGCATGGTTATGGGTATGATTCGATTTGGATCACCAACCATTAACTCACGTCCACGTAATGAATGGTTGGGTAAACCACTAGACACCATGAGTCCTGAAGTAATGTCAAGGTTCAACAAGTCAGTGATTATGGGTTTCAACATTGTACCCACTCAACCATTTGGGTTCAACTATCTTGGCGGTAAGTTACTTGCAGCCATCTGTTGTTCCCACACAGTGCGTGAAGCACTGAACAAGAAGTACGATGCGAACATCTGTATGTTCGAAACTACTTCTCTGTATGGGTCATCCAAGTCATCGTCTATGTACGATGGCATGAAACCCATTTTGAGGTTTAACGGTCTGACAGACTCAAACTTCGCACCGCTTATTAATGATGATAACTTCCGTAAACTTAATGATTGGTTTAGGGAAAGGAACGGCGGAGAATTCTTAGTACCAGCTGACGCATCTTCACGCAAGTTGAAGACTCAGACTAAGATGGCATCTATCATCAAATCCTCTCTCAAACAACATGATGAGGGTGCATATGCGAAGTTCTGTCAGACCTTTTTAGATGCAAAGGGACTTACTGAAAAGAAACGTTCCTTCTATTCAACATACGGGTATGAGAATGTACCCGACTTTCTTAACCTCAAGACTGATACTCTTGTTAAGAAAGATAACTTTGATCGTTTCGAACTTGAGAACCTCACCGAATGGTGGCGTAAGAAAGCAGGTAAACGATACGAGTCTTTGAAGTCAGACGGTAGACTGCGTTCCGTTGTGGAGACTTGGAACACTAACGCAGAAGATATCGATATTATTCGATAAAAGTATTATATATACTATTGTGTTTTAGGATTCTCTATGAGTCTTCTACTTCACTTAATTTAATCCAATAGGAGAAATCATATGGCTATTATAGCACTGGCAGATTATGCCAATTCAAACCCTGACGCAATTGCGTTACCCGACTACACCGACCTTGGTGTAACATCCGTAAAAAATATAAAACTTAACTTCAACGATGTTCATATTGATGATATCGAAGGCAACGTTGGTAAAGTAGAGACTCACACTGCCGCTGAGATTGAACAACTTAGAATGTCCTTCGCAGACGGTGTGGATACTCTGGAGTTTCCGCCTGGTGTTTACTTTCGTGGTGATTCATACGAGAAACCTTATGTTCTCGTATATGGATATGGTCGTTCTGAAGCGATTCGTGCTTTAGGACAAAAAGACTGGATATTCACTTTGTTCGCTGGTACACCAGAACAGATGGAAGATGTACAAGCAAGAGAGAACGAGGGATATCCCAAACGTCTCAATAAAGAAGTTGACATGCGTAAACACTTGAGTCGTAAGATTGCGAATGGTCGTATCAAGAATAATGAGAAAGCAATTAATGCCGAGTTCGTTCGTATCTACGGTAAGACCCGTGATAAAACTTGTCGAAACCGTGTGGTAAAAATGGTTATGGAAGAGGCAGGAACTCCTCAACCATACATTCTATACACATCTGTTCCTAAAATACAGGACTGGATTGACAACCATTCATCGATAGAACATAAAATTGGTGGTGAGTTTAACCCAGAAACCGATACCTATGGTGTGTGTATTGGTGAAGGTTACCAGTATCGTGTTATCATGCAAGCTATTACACGTTACGTAGAAACAGGTAAGTATACTGATTTGATTGGACACGTAGGTGCTCCAACGGCAAAGGCGACTCTAGAAACTAAAAGACAGAAGTTCATGACACAGTTGGAACAACACAAACATGAATTGAAAATGTGTGGATTAAAAGTCTTTCCTTTGAACGTGATTGGGTTTCTACCACAAGAACGTGGAACAGAAAATTTGAAAGAATTGGTGACGGGTACGGGTATTACTTCGCCCGTGAAGTTGACTCATACACCTTATGGCCATAAGGCATCCTTTAACTATAAAGAGGTATTAAAGGACTTGCCTTTAACTGTATAAAAAAAGGGGGGTAACAC